AGGCCTGAAGCTCAAACCCTATCGGGACACCGAGGGCAAGCTGACGATCGGGATCGGGCGCAATCTGGACGATGTCGGGATCTCGAAAGAGGAAGCCCACGCGCTCTGCGCAAACGATCTGAAGGGTGTGTTCGACGATCTCGACCGTAACATTCCCTGGTGGGTTCGCCTGTCCGATGATCGGCAGCGGGCACTCGTCAATATGTGCTTCAACCTGGGTTGGCCCCGGCTTTCCGGCTTCAAGAATATGCTGGCCGCGATGGAGAAGGGCTTGTTCGAACGGGCCGCGGACGAGGCGCTCGAGTCGAAATGGGCGCGCCAGGTTGGCAGTCGGGCGCGGGAAATTTCCGTCTGGATCCGGGAGGGGTAGATGCTTGGATTGGCAACTGCCGCATTAGGCTTGATCAAGCTTGCACCGTCCATCATCGAATGGATCGACGGCGACGAGGATGAATCCAAACTTTCGAAAGCAGCCGGCGTCGCGTCGAAAGTCGCGCGAGCGATCACGGGCGAGGACAACGACGACAACGCGCTCGCCGCCATCCAGTCGAACCCCGAATTGCTGACACAATATCAGGCCGAAACGAACCGCCTCACGCTCAGCCTGTACCGGGAAGACACCAAGCGGCTGCAAACGGTCAACGAGACGATCCGGAAAGAGGCGAACAGCAAGGATCCTTATGTGCGCCGTTGGCGTCCGACTTTCGGCTACTGCATGTCGATCGCCTGGGTGGTGCAGTTCTTCGGCACCATCGCTGCGGTGATTGGCGCAGTGTTCGTAAACCCGGAAAAGTCGGGTGAGATATTGAAAGGCCTGGCCGAGGTGAACGCCGCGACCCTTGGGCTTTGGGGGATCGCCCTATCCGTCATCGGCGTATCCGTCGTGCAGCGCTCACGCGACAAGCAGATCGCAGCCGGCCAGACCCCGCCGCCAGGCGTGCTTGGATCAATCGCCGGGGTTCTAACGAACGCGGTGGCCGGGACCAGGCCGCAATGACGGACTGGGTGGATCATGCACAGCGGCTGGAAGAGGCCGAGCGGGCCGCGGCGCTGCAGCGCGTGCTCGACAACGTGAAGGCCAGCGAAGCGAAGTCGCGTGGTGTCCATCACACCTGCACGAAATGCGGGGACTCGATACCGCCAGCCCGACGCGTCGTGATGCCTGGCGCCGATCTGTGTGTTGAATGTGCGAGTGAACTTGAAGGATACGGCCGATGAATGTGGACGGCGTCGACGCAAAATTCTGGATCGACGTTCTGCAGTGGATCACCACGATCGGCGTTGGGATCTATGTTTGGCAAAGCAACAGACACCGGGCGACACGCGAACACATCACCGCTGTTGAAAAGGATCTGCGCTCTTCGATCGAGACAGAGCGCGTCGGCACGGCCGATAGGCTGAACAATCATGCGCATCGATTAACGGCCGTTGAAGAAGGCTTCAAACACTTGCCCGCCAGCCATGACTTCAAGGAGCTGGCGCATGCGATCTCCGCCCTGCATGGCGACTTTCAGCGGATCACCGGGCAGTTCGAAGGGTTCAAGGAATTGGCCGCCATATTGCGCGAGCGCGTCGGCCGCATCGACGACTTTCTGCGGGAGCACGGTAAATGAAGGACTATATGGACTCGATCATCCGGCCGGATGCGCGACTGTCGATCCTACGGGCGCTCACTGAAGCGCCCGAGTACCGTCTCAACGAGTCGATCCTGCATCGGATCGCAAACGCCTTTGGCCTATCCCTTGCCCGGCACCAGGTCGCCGCTGAGATTGAATGGCTTCGCGATGCCGGCCTGGTCAAGGCGGAGAAGCTCGGCGACATGTGGGTTGCCACGGCCACGAGCCTCGGCCTGGACGTTGCGGCCGGCCGAACGATCCGCGACGGGGTGACGCGGCCGTCGCCGAAAGGTTAGACCGATGCCCCGCAAATCCACGGTCAAAGGCCTTCCCCATCACATGAAGAAGCAGGTCGACTTCATGCTCGAGAAAGAGCACCTGTCGATCGACAATATCGTCGAGTGGCTGGAAACCGAACACGGTTACAAGATCTCCCGATCCGCGATGGGTCGGTACAGCAAAGAGTATGGTGACCTGCGTTCCAGCCTGCGGGAGTCGCGGGAGGTAGCGGAAGCCTTCGCCAAGGAACTCGGTCCGGATGCTGTTACCGGAAAGCAGGGCGCGTTGCTGATCGAGATCCTGCAAACCGTGTTGTTCAAGAACCTGTCCAGCCAGCTGCAGGCTGGTCCGCTCTCCGATGATGACGAAGATCTGGACAGCGGCGACTTCATGAAACTGGCGCGGGCGATCAAGGATCTGTCTCAGGCGAACCGATTCAATCAGGACTTTGCCGAAAAGCTGCGCGTGCAGATCCGCGAAGAGGAACGCGAACGTGCGGCCGCGGCTGTGAAGGAAGGCGGACGGAAAGCCGGTCTTAGCGATGAGGCCCGTGCGATTATTGAGGCCGAGCTTGGGATACGCTGATGAGCGGATATTTCTTGCCCTATCAGATCGCCTGGCTTCAGGACAATTCCCGCCTGAAGATATGGGAGAAGTCCCGGCGTATCGGTGCAACCTATGTCCAGGCCTATGAGGACGTCCGCGATGCATCGAAACAGAACGAACCGATGGACGTCTGGTTTTCTTCCGCCGACGAAACGGCCGCCAAGGAATACATCCGCTATTGCGCTATGTGGGCGCGCATTCTGAATGTCGGCGCCATCGATCTTGGAGAGGTGGTTCTAGACAACGACAAAAACATTAAAGCCCTGGCCATCGAGTTCGCCACCGGCAAGCGGATCCACGGCCTTTCGTCCAATCCGACCGCGTTCCGGTCTAAAGGCGGCAAGCTTATCCTCGACGAATTCGCGTTTCACAAGGATCCGGAAGCCCTTTGGAAAGCCGCGGCGCCGATCATCACCTGGGGTTATCCGGGCCGGGTTCTGTCTACCTACAACGGCAAGGGCAACCGCTATTATCGGATGGTGGACGAGGCCAAGAAGGGAAACAGTTGGACGCCGCACACGACGACGATCGAGGATGCGATCTCGGACGGCCTGGTTGCACGTATTCTCGGCAAGGATGTCGCCAGCGAAGAGGACATTGCCAAATTCCTGCAGGAATGCCGGGACATCGCCGGCGACGAAGAAACCTATATGCAGGAATTCATGTGCCAGCCGATCGACGAAGCCACGGCCTGGTTGACTTGGTCATTGATCACATCGGCGGAACATGCGGACGCCGGTAAACCGGAGCTCTACGAAGGCGGCGACTGTTATGTAGGGGTAGACATTGGCCGCAAGAGCGACTTGACCGTCATCTGGGTTTTCGAGCGGATCGGCGATGTGCTCTGGACCCGTGAGGTGGTACGGATGAAGCGCGTCAGCTTCGCCGAACAGGACGCCGAGCTCGACCGCATCATGGACGCCTATCGCGTCCGCCGTGTCTGTATGGATGAAACCGGGTTGGGGATGAAGCCGGTCGAGGACGCGAAGGCCAGGCACGGCGCCTATCGTGTGGAAGGTATCACCTTCACGAACGCGGTGAAGCATCATTTGGCCAACTTGGTCAAACAGGCATTCGAGGACCGGCAGGCACGCATCCCGGAAGACAAGCGGATCCGCAACGCGAACCACGCTGTTCGGAAAGTGACGACGGCCGCGGGCAATCAGCGGTTTGACGCGGACCGGACCGAAGCCGGCCATGCGGATGAATTCTGGGCCGAAGCATTAGCGCTACATGCGGCCGAGGAAACAGTCCAGCCCGCGGCCGGAAGCACGATCGACAATCAGCAAGACACTTACAAATCGGAACGGCGCAACCATCGCTTGGTCGCGCGGCCGTAGGAGGAAGAAAGATGGGATTGCGCCAGGCGCTGATCAGTCTGCTTACACCCGCACCGAAAGCCGACGCCGATGCACGGGCGGCGGCGCCGATGCGCGAGGCCGCCGGCGTGACGCGGGACGAGGACCGCGGCTGGACCCGGTTGTCCGCGGACACCAACCGCGACCTGGACCCGTACACGCATCGCCGCATGCAGGAGATGGCGGTTTATCTTTGGAAGACCAATCCGCTTGCCAACAGACTGATCGAGCTGCCGCTGGCCTTTCTGCTGGCCGAAGGGTGCCGTGCGACTGTGCCCGATGACGAAGCGCAGCAATGGCTGGAAGATTTTTGGGACGATCCGATCAACGAGATGGCGATCAAGCTGCCCAAAAAGGTCCGCGATCTTTCCCTGTTCGGCGAACAGTGCTGGCCAACCTTCGTCGATCAGTTCACCGGGCATGTTCGGCTAGGCTACCTTGACCCGGACCGGATCGGGACGGTCATCGTGGATCCGGACAATGTGGAGCAGCGGATCGCCGTCATCACCAAGCCTGACAAGAAGGGCGCCACCAAGCGGTACAGGATCATCGTTAACGGGCGCGAAACGGTTTTCGGCGAAAAGGCCCGCGAGATCCGCGAGACCTGCACCGATGGTGACTGTTTCTATTTCGCGATCAACGATCTCTCCAGTTCGGCCCGCGGGCATTCGGATTTGCTTGCGGTAACCGACTGGTTGGACGGACTGTCGAACTCGATGTTCGGCGATCTCGACCGGTGGGACATGCAACGCGCGTTCATCTGGGACGTGAAGCTGCTCGGCGCAACCCCGGAGGAAGTCGCGCAGCGCGCCAAACAGATTGTCGCGCCGAGCCAAGGCAGCGTCAGAGTGCGCAACGAATCCGAAGAATGGAGCGCGATATCTCCTGATCTCGGCGCAGTCGAAAGCGAAAGTTTTGCGAAGCTGTTCCGCAACTGGATCCTGGGTGGTGTGACACTGCCGTCGCATTGGTTCGCCGATGGCGGCGACGTGAACCGCGCCAGCGCGACGGAGATGGGTGAACCGACTTTCAAGGTGCTGACCATGAAGCAGACCTTCCTGGGCTATATCCTGCGCAGTGTGCTGAAGTACCAGATCCGCATGCGCCTGCAGAAGCTCGGCCTGGAAGATCTTATCGAGGAAGACGACTACAAGCCCGATGTGATCTGGCCGGATCTCACCGCCAAGGATACCTCCAAGTATTCGAATGCATTGCAGCAGGTGACGGTCGCCTGCTGCCTGCTGATCGATAAGGGCCTGATCACACGGGCCGAGGCGGTCAATCTGATCGCGCTGATCTTCAGCCAATTGGGGCTGAAGGTGGATCCCGAAGAGATGTTGGAAGCAGCCGCGGCCGAAGCAGCTGCACGGCGCGAGGAAGACACCTTCAGCGCCTTTGGCAACCAGGCGCCGGCGGCGGCCGAATGACCGACGAAGAACGTGCCAAGGCCTTCCTGGACGCCA